AGGTGTCTCCAATATGGAATGTTTTGTTTGTAAGAATTTATCTGCTGAAGACCTATCAAATAAGCTGTATAAAAGGATGCAATTGAACCTCTAGATACACCTACCAAAGATTCTGCATCTTCCCACATTATTTTTTGTTCAATAAATAATGCGGTAATATAATAATTTGAAATTTTATCATGTATATTTTCACTAGATAACCATACAGCTTTTAATTCTACATCAATACGATGCAGCATTTTGTTTATTTCTTCTTTAGATAAATCTTCGTTATACTCTTTTTCCAACCATCCTTTTTCAATTAAATATAAAAAATACCTATCATGAATATCATCTGAATAAGCAAATTTTTTTATATACTCGCATTCATCATAAACTTCTGAAAAAAAATGTTTCATTTCAAATTCGGGAATAGGCACTTTAGGCACAATTTGAGTATGATTCAAATCAAAAAATTCAATCTTATCAGCAATCTTACAAGTATTATCTAAAGCGATATCAACTTTATCTGCACCAATTTGTTTATCCATCCATTGATGAATTTCTTCTGCATCCATAAGATAACATGTTCTATAGAATTCTCCAGTCTCACGACTATCTTCTTCTCTACTATTTAAATAAGCAGTATGAACATCTCTTTGGTCAGCAGACAAATAATGAGCATCAGTTGTTATAATGTAAGGAATATCTAATTGTTCACTTATTTTAATTATTACCTGATTTACTCTAACCTGTTCATCACAATCGTTAGGTTGCATTTCTAAATAAAAATTTTCAGGCAAAAAGATATCCTGACACCAATCAATAAATTCTAAACACTTAATAGGATTATCCTGAAGTATCCAATGTGCTAACTCTGATCCGATACATGCACTCTGTGCGATTATATGTCCTTTTTCATCTCCAATAATGCTTTCTAATTGATGTTTCGCAATAGGAGTTCTACACATTTTTCCAGTATAAAAGCTATTTTCCCATGCTTTAGAACTAATTTGACGAATCTGTTTACCACCAATTTCGTCTTTGGCAATTAAAATAAAATGATAAAATTTTGTTTGTCTAGGAATATAGTTGTCTCTTACATCTTCAATTGAATCAACTAAATAAATTTCATCTCCAAGAAATATTCGAAAATCAGAACCTTGTTCTTTAAGTTTCTTCTGAATTTGAATTGCTTTAATCCATCCACAAAGAGCTTCGTGGTCTGATACAGCCACTCCTTTCATTTTGAGAGAAATGGCTGTGTCAATTAAATCTTTTAGTTTATTTGTGCTGTCGAGAAAACGGATGTTTGAGTATTCCGTATGACAATGCAGACTATAATAACTCATGTATCATTACCTTCTTTATTTTTTATTTCTTCAACTCTTTCAATTATTTTTTTAAAATATCTATAATAATAGCACCCTTCATCTGGTGGACTAACTCGACACGCCGCTGTTTTACAATTGCAAATCTTTAACAGTTCACACTCTTCTCCTAAAATTTCCAACATCTATTACCTCACTTTTAAAAAATCAACTTTCTCTGTTTCTTATCATTACTATAATTACTATCTTCTATTTTATTTACATCTTTGTTATTTGTCAAGTCAAGTACATTGAAACGCTTATTAATGTCCCACCTTTTCTCATGGGGACTCCACAAGCTATAATATTCACATTCATTTTTAAAATCTTTGTTTTTAGGATTATTTTTATTATATGGGCAGTACCAACAAAGAGGCGTAGGACTAGGTATATAAACTCCACTCTCACCATTCTTATCAATATTATCTAATACCATATTTAATTTCTTGACAATCCTCTTACCAAACCCAGAAGTCAGTGCATTCTGTTCTTGGTTTAACAAAATAAATTTATAATCACATTGAACAGGTAATTTACCAAAATTATTTAACATACCCATACAATAAATACTAAACTGTTGACTAGTTGGAATCTTATTACTCGGGAAGATTTTTTTGGATGTTTTAAAATCAACTGTCTTCATATCACCTTCAGTATTAATTAAAATAGCATCAATGAACCCATGAATAATAGCTCTATTATTAAAAACAAATTCAAAATCATATTCTTCTTTAAAAGGAATCCATTCATTATAATTAAAACTATTTATATATCCATGCAACCCTTTGTCAAATTGTCCCATTTTCCAACCATATGTATGTCCTTCTGAATCTGGTTCATACCATTCTTCAAAATATTTTTTACTTAAATCTTTAATACCAGAGATTTTTTTATCAGTATCACCATACTCAAGTAAAAATTTTAAATCTTCATAATTAACTATTCCTTCTTTCCACATTTGACTGGCGTTTTCGTACACCTTATGTGCTAGAGTGCCAAGCTCTAAAGCCAATGTAGTCTCATTTGATCTCTTGCCCTGTTCATATTGTAATGAATATCTGTACGGACAATTCTCATACACCTCTAATTTTGAATGTGAATAAGTCGGTAATTTGTTTCTATCCTCTTCAGTTACAGAACGGACATAATCTTTTAAATATTCTGCTTCTATTATATTGTTATACATATTTAATCATAATCCCTCCATTTTTTAATACTATCCATAATAATTGGATATTCATGTCCTTGACGATAAGAAGCATTATAACTAATAAAATCAGCGGCTTCTTCTTCTGTCATATTATCTTCTTTCATTAATGATTTAATCATTAAATCATAATCATATACTGCTTGGTTGTCCCAAGTAACTCCAATTAATGCTCCTTCATATGATGGATTATCAAATATAATCACATCATCATATCCTAAATCTAATAATAAATCTCTATTTGTAATATCGCTTATGTCTTACCTAAAGCCTCATTTACATCTTTCATAGTTATTAATATTTTTTCTTTCATTAGTTCTATTAAAGTATCTTTCCCCTTATCTGTAGGAGAATCCTTATATCCAAGTCTATCTTTTTTATCTAATACAAGATAAACCCTACAGTAAGGTACTAAAGGAGCTACTTTTTTAATTATCTTTTGATAATATGCTGTAGCTTCAAATGAATCTGCTTCTTCATAATCTCTGTCAAATCCAACTATTACTTCTTCCACTTTTAATTCTTTAAGTATAATCTTAATTTGAGTAAAAGTGATATTAAATCCACATAATCCAACTACAAAGCTATCATCTCTAAAATAAGAATAAGCTTGTAACACAGATTTTTCTGCTTCTACGAGCATAATCTTTTTACATTGTTTTATTTTATCTTTAACTACATGCAAACCATATAGATTACTTCCTAATTGATGACTTAAAAATTCTCCATTTATATATAAAGGAACATATTTGCCAAAAACTTGCGCATCATAATCGCTTAAATATCTTCCTCTGATTCCAATTAATCTTCCATTCATATCTCTATGAGGAATGGTAATCTGATTTGTTAATCCATAGTAACCAATCTCAAATCTTGATAAAGCTTCCCGACTTATATGTTCATCCAACCATCCCTGATAAGGGACATACCAAAATATCTCTAATATATTCTCATTAATCTCTGTCAGATTAGGAACATTTTTAGTATTCTTTTTAATTGAATTTAATCTATTAATCCATTCAAAATCTGTAATAGTTTTTGTAGGTTCTTCTGGAGTTCCTTCATATGATTTACCAGTTATCTGCGCTATCTTAGCAAGTGCCTTAAACCATGTAAGATTATGACCTTTCAATCTTGATGCTCGAATAACCAATTCAATTATTCCATAACTATCTGAACAGGTGTAGCAATGGAACAGGTGAGAATTAGTATAATAGATTAGTTTATGAGGACTATCACCACCATGACAAATTGCTGTCGAAAAAAGTAAATTCCCCTGAGAATCCTCTTTATACTCAGGACTTCCCATCTCAGTACAAATTTTAATTATATCTTCTTTAGTAAGTGAATTGAGAATTGCATCCTTATCTAAATATGGCATTCTTTAACCCCCTTACCAATCAAATGTTGCTTTTGTTTGTACTGGTTCATCATCATCCTCTTCAACTGGTGCATCTTCTACTCTGCTTGCTAATACAGAATGTTCTTGAATTTTTGCTTCTACCTGTTCAATCTGAGTGAAATCAATATCAATAAGATTAAAATCAAAATCAGTTACAAATAATGCTTCTTCATCCATTGTGCCAAGATTAGTCTTACTCCAAATAATAATATGTGTTAATCTTCCTCTTCTTACCTTATATACCCAATGCCCAATATCTGGCATAGGAATATTAAACTTTCTTTGAAGAATACTTTCAAGTTTATCCTGTTCTGACCTGCTAGGTCTCATAGAAATAATGCCCACATCCAATTTATTGGCGAGAGCTTTACTTCCAGCAAGAAGATTTTGGTCTTTATATGTAGCCATTTGTGCTTCACCATTAAGCTGAGAAGCAGTGAAAATAAATACATCAAGTTGCTGTGCAATTGTTTTAAGTTCTGTAGCAAACACAAGTAACAACTGATGTTCTTTTAGTCCCATTCTTGATTTACCATTAATCTCAGACATAAGTCTCAATGAAGTGCTGATATAATCAAAGAAAAAATACTCTACACCAAATTCTCTATTATATTTTTTAATTATATTTTTAATATCTTCAATAGAAAAATCTGGTATATGAACAATATATAAAGGACTTGATTCAATATATTCAATAGCCTGTTTTACTCTTTCAAGTTCACCTTTTTCGTATGTTCCATAAAGGATATGTTCCTCATTTACTTTACTGATTGCTGCATAAAGAATAGTTTGAATCTCATCAACTGGCATCTCAGTCGTAATATAAAGAGTAGGCTCAGATAATCCTGTATAAACATATTTTTTCTTTTTAATATCATAAATATAAGGTACTGCCATCTTACAGGCATCTCCAGCAGCTAACCTCGACTTCCCCTGTCCCTGAAGGAGAGACCTCATATATAAACAACCTTTTCTCGCACCTCTTGCAACTGTATTTAATCCATTATTATTTAATGGTAATCCCACATCTGGAATTTTCATTAAATCTTCAATCAATTCAATACCACCATCAGCTGCTTGAACTTCAGTGGTAAGAGTATTTGTACAATACTTCATCGTAGGATTGATAACTAAACTGGATTCAACCATTGATACAATATCTTGTTCAGTATAATTATCAAATTTCTGCTGTTCTTCATTAGCATGAAATTCATCTACTGAAGTATCATAAATAAATTTAGTATCTAATCCTTGCTTTTCATAATATCTAAGCAATGAATATTTTCTAAGCCTGTGATAATAATAATCATAATTCTCAAGACTACTTAATTCTTTGATATTATTTAAATATTCAAGCCCTCTATTCTCTTGAAATATTCTATATTGGTCTTTAAAACCGCTAAGATATGAATCAATAGCAAATTCATCAATTGTTTTACAACCTTGCATACTAAGATTATAAATAGCCACAAATAATAAATCATAGAAAGTTTCTGTATTAAAATCTTCTCTATCAAGTGGTCTATCTATATCTTCTACAAGGGTAGGGTCTTTCATTAAACACCCCAATGTATTAGCATATGCTCTTTTATCTGTTAATGCTTCGTACATTTATTCCTCTTCTCCAATTGATGTTATATCAATTTGTTTTCGTTTCTTATGTTTTGGGTCTATATAAATTATTTTATTTTTATACATCCCATTAATATCTTTATTTTTATTATTTTCTTCAACTTGTTTCACTGCATGATAATGTTTTTCTGCTTTATCATAATAATAAGGAATCAGACCTACTATATCATCAGTAAATTCTTTTTCAAGAATATTATGCATGTAAGTTAATGTTTGATACATTTTCTGATATGTGAAATCATATTGTTGAATATATTTTTCAGTAACTGCATACACTTTAGCAGGAAGTTTATCGCCAATAAATTTTCTTAAATAATCATAATATAATTTTTTTTGAATGTACTGTTCTTCAGTAATAGAATCTTTTAATTCTGCTTTTGGCTTAGGAGGTCTCCCCTTTTTCTTTTTTGCTTTTTGTTCTGCTTTTTCTTCGAGCTTTTCAGTTTTATCCACATGAACCGCTTTAACAGCTACTCTAAAACAAGCGCTATGAGCATATCGTCCTTTATAAGGGACTGAATCATTATTATCTTCTATTGGTTTACCACATAGAAGACAAACTCTTTTTCTACCTCTAGGCATTACCAATCAACTCCTGCGAATTCTTTAAAATATTCAAGCATCTTATCTTCTTCTGGGAAGAAAGGGTCTATTTTCTTTTCGGAAAATACCCATCCTAAAAAATTAGACATAAGTTGACCGAATCTCCAATCTGGAAATTGGGTTTTGTGAATTTCTCTTAATTGAAAATAAAAACTATCAAGTCTATTTGGGTCTCTCATTTAATTCTCCTTTAAATGTTTTCAAATTCTTTTTGTATTTCTTGTATTTTTGTTTCATTTTTAAATCTTTGCTGAACTAAAAAATTAACTAAATCACCATAATCAACAGTTCCTATAGGAGTCGCAACCCAAGCATCGTTTAATCGAAATTGAATGTCTTGCATTTGTGTGCCTTTTAAACGGTCAATTACTCTTTCAAATGCGTTATTTTTATCTTTCAAATGTTTTATTTTATTTTGTAGTTCATTGGCTCTATCGAATTGTTCTTGCGTCATAGTGCTCCTTTCAATATTTTAATTGCAGATTGAACATTTTCATCTGTTAATCCAACTTTGTAATCTGTTAATATTAAATGTTCCTCTATTTCTTTAATGATAAAATCATCAAAAAAAGTATCATCTAAAATCACATAATTATCTATATCTGGATGTGCTTTAAGATATGAAAGAATTTCTTCACCCCTACTCCATCCTTTGTTTATATCGGGCGTTTTATCTTTAATAATAAGCTTTCCTTTTTTGTAAAGGTGATTATCAAGATATTTAACATGAGACGGTTTTCGACCAGTATAATATTTATTCCATCCAATTTTCCAATCTGATGATAGAATAATTTGTGCTCCAGTTGCATTAACAATTTCTGCAAGTCTTTTTACTTTATCAGAATCAATACCAACAATTATTCCACATACATCATCATGGCAATATGATTTAGATGTATCACAATTTAACACGCCATCAATATCTAAAAATATTACTTTCATGTTTTTATTCCTTAATTATGTTTACTATTATGAACAAAAAGCGGTATTATGCTTTTATTTATATACATTAATACCGCTTTTTGTGTTTGTCAAGTTCGTTGTGACTGTGTGTTTTATTTACTTGTTAGAACTTCCCATTCTCTCTTGGAACTGGCAATTGAACATGCTCATTATAAAATTTATTTTTATCTTTTATTTCTGGATGATTAGTAAAATAATCATCTAAATATTGCCATTGAAGCTTTTCTCCTGTTAATGGATGATTTCCTGCATGTCCCCTAACACCTTTACAATTATCAAAAACTTTCTTAGTTCCACACCATCGAGAAGCCCATATCATTCTATCAAATATATATAAATTATTTAAACAAATTACTGCTTTAATATTATTATATTTTCTTTCTTCTGGAGATTTATTAACTAATCTTCTTGCATCTTCTGGATTATAATCACATTCTCCAAGTTCTGCATATCTTTTTAAAGTATTTCTAACAGCTGTAATACCAAGATTTAATTTATTACTAATGTCTACGGTGCTCTTCATACCGCTATTCCATAAATCAAGGCAACGAGTTTCTACAGGTTTGATTGTATCTAATTTAACTAAATCCCAATTTAAACTATCAATAGGAATAATATTATTTAGATTATCTTTTATTCTTTGAATAATTAAATTATAATCACTTTCTTTAGCATCTATGTGAATATATCTTTCAATACCGTTTTTTAATGCAAGCTGTTCTTTATAATTATCAATTTGTTGAATTTCTTCTATTGATTTTGCACATTCTCCATTAACAACAAATGGTTTTATTGAATGTTGCATACCATCAATTTCAATAATTGTTTTGTATTCAGAAAGAATAAAATCATATCTTCTTCCTTCTGAATAATCAGTAGAAGAATCATGTAAAAATTCAATGTTGGCTCTTTTTAGCACTGCCCGCATTATTTTTTCACCCAATGATAATATTTTATCTTTACATAAAGGACATAAAATTATCCCTCTTTGTATTGTTGAAACATGTTTTTGTGGAATTTTACTACCACAATTTTCACATTTAAAATCAACTTTTTTATCGCTGAAAATAGCACATTTTTTAGCGTCTTCTGGATTATAAAAAATATGAACATATTCTGGATGAGTGGTTGCTATATCATTATATCCAGCAACCACTCTGCTACCACCACAAATTTTACAACCACTACCTTTTAATAACACACTTTCAAGTTTGGAATCTATAAATCCACATTTATTACATTTGAATTTAATTATTTTATTTGACCAACGCTGATTAGGTTTTAAAAAACCTCTAGATAATTTTAAAACAGTAACCTCTCCAGAATTTGTTTTAATAATATCTCCAACTTTAAATTTAAAAGGCTTTGTATTAATTCCAGCTTTACTCATCTAACAGATCTTTCAAATTACTAAGCACAACTTCTACGGCTTCTTGCTGCTTGGGAGTTGCGTTAGAAACAAGAGCACCTTTACCAAGAACAGACTCAACCACTTCAGTAAGCTTTTCTTTACTTCCATATTTTTCAACAACTTTCTGACCAACTTCTTGAAGTTCATCCATCACCTCATTAAAAGGTCTCTTCTTTGTTTCAAACATAGAATCACGTTCTTCTCTTGTAATAGCTTTAACTCCTTCGGCTTTTTCCTGCCTATCAATCGCAGTATAATATGCTTTAATAAGATTATCTGCTGTAAAATCTTCAATCATAGGGTCAAAATATTCATTTCTAGTTCTAGCAAACCACTCTGGTGTATCAGCAAGCATTAAAGAAGAATGGATAGGTTTTCCTGTATCAGGGTCAACACCGTTACCCTTTACATAACCAATTACTTCACTATGATTAATAAGAATAGGAAGCATTCTCTTTGCATCTCCAACAGGATAATTCTTACCAGTATCATCCTGCGCAGTATGAAGGATAAACACAACGCAGAAACCAGAACCAATTACTTTGAGAAGTTCGGTTTCCCACTCGGTCTTTAAATCACCCCACAAACCATAACCACCGTTACCTTCTTTAATCTTATTTACTCCTTCAGTATTTGCGACATACTTCTCACAATAGGAATATAAAATTTCCATCTCATCAAGAACCAGCGTTTCAAAATTCTGATGAATCTGTTCAAAATTCTTAGGGTCGCAAAATACTTTAACAAACTTTTTAAATTCTGCCCAAGATTTAATAGACTGAAAAGGCACATTATTCAAACCAGAAAGACCGCTTTTACCAAATGCAAGATAATAAGGTTTAGGCATCTTAGTTGCCACAGGGGTCTTTCCAAGACCACCTCTACCGTATACACTGATAATAAAACCATCAACACTTTTTTGAACTCTAGAAACTGGAGGGTTAAGAATTGCATCTAACGAAAAATTATCCATTTAAATATCTCCTTATATATTATTTACTAAATTATATTTATTATTTTATTAAAATGTGCCGTTATAGTATATATAACAGCACATTAACCACATTACAATCACATCTCAGGTTCAGCACCAATTTCAATATATTCAATACAATCCAGATTATAAAAACCAATCCATCTTTTATCTTTAATTACAATAAAATATTTCCTGTCATATCTATAATCTGTATATTCATTTGGTTTATAATGACAAATATCACCATTCTGAAAAACGATTGTTATATATTCATTATCCATATATTATATCCTTTTTAATTACCAACCAAGCTGTCTTCCTCTACTAGCGCCAGAAGGTTTTGTATTATTAGCAGTATTTGTTTTAGGCTTGTTCTGCTCTTCTTTAATTCGCCTGTCTCTTTCCTCAATAGCTGCCTGAATAGTGTCTGGATTATAAGGAATCTGATTTCCACCCTTTACAATTTCTTCCTCAGTCTCTGCATTATAAGCAGGAGAACCACCAGTTACGACAAGTTCATTGATAAAGTTTGCTTTTGTTTCTTTTTTAACACCAAAAGCCATAGGTCTTTCAATTGTTTCATAAGTAACATTCTGAACAATTTCACCGTAAAATCTAGCAGTCTGTTTAGGCTCATAGGTATTAGATACAACATCAGCAAGTTCTTCAGGAACAAAAAGTTCAAGAGGTTCAATTCCATTGAAAGTAGGAATCCATCCTACAATCTTATATCTTCCAGTCTCTTCTCCATCCTTATTTATCTCTGGAACAAGAGTTTTAATATACATTTCTACTTCGAACTCAGCCTTGGGTTCATAGTCTTGATTAGGCTTAATTCTATTAAAGAAATTACTTGTATAACTTACAATCTCATTGCCATTATTATTATTTCTAAAAAGATTAATCTGACCAGATGTTCTTACTCTATCAGCCTCATCAGCACCATTATCTGCAATAGACTTATATTCATTCATAACAGTCATTACACCTGTAAAAGTCTTATTCTCAGTACCATCTTTCTTTTTGTCAGCGCATCTTACTCTCATCTGGACAAAATTAGTGTCAGAGGTCTTAATTGTAATAGTTCCTTCAATAGTTCTTACACCATTTTCCGTCTTCATTTCAAGTTTCTTGTCAGAAACAATACCAGCTACTGTAACTTTCGCATCTGCCTGTCTAAGATTTGTCTGTCTTACATTATTTTCTTTTACATTACTATCCATTACTAATTCTCCTTAATATTATATTTACTTATTTAATAGTTATTTATTTTGAATCTGCGTTAGCTCTTTTAATTGCTTCTGCAAGAATCTCAATCTCACGTTCTTTCTTTTTAGCCGCTCTCTTCTCTCTACGCTTCTGCTCTTTAATCTTTTTATTCTTTTCAATAGCTTCTTTTTCAGTATAGTATTTCTTAGCCGCTTCTTTGAATTTACAATGATTCTTATAAGCTTTCATTCCTTGTCTAATAACTTTGTTATAAACATTTGTTTCACCAGAAATACCATACAATCTTTTCATAAGTTCTCTAGTAACGCAAATTGAAATACCCACTTCAAGATTGAACTCATCACCTTCATCACAATAAGCAGTCTGCACACTACCATTTTCAAAATATACAATAGTAGCTACAGGAACTTCTTTTTTGATTACTGAATAATTACCATTTTCATCTCGTTTTGTCTCATCTACAAATACTTTCTTTTCATACTTAACATCAACATCTGTAATTTTAATCATTTTTTCTTCCTCTCTTTTATTTAATTTGTCTATAGCTTTAATATAACTTCCATAATCATAATAATCAAATGTCACAAAAGGTACACTATTGATTAATGTATTAATTGTATTAATTGTATTATTTGTTGTACCAGTAGTTAATGTACCAGTAGTTGTCGTACATGCTTCTGGTTTAAAAGAAGTCATCAATTCTCCTGTTACAGAATTAAATTTAAATAAATTTGCACTATCAATTTTAGTTGTTATAGAATCTAGACAATCTTCATACATATTGTTCTTTCCTTTCTTATTATATATTATTTACATGTTATATTTATAATATCTTATATCATTGTTAATGTCAAGGTCTATTTCGTTATCATATTTAATAATGGCAATTACACTTTTACAATGTGGGCATCGCAATAATTTAGTACTATAAAATGATGCCGATTCATCCCACTCTTCAATTGCTTTGTGGGGGTTTATTTTCTTGCCACAGTTTTTGCATTCCATATGTCATTTTAATTCTCCTTTCTATATTTTTATTTAATAAAGGATTAGTGTTTTCATATAGCAATAAAGGTAGGAATCGAACCTACTCCAAGCTGAAGCTTATGCGCCTAATTACACCACTTTATTGTCTGAAAGGAACTTTATTATGAAAAAACACAATATAATGACTGTTAGCAGTACAGCCATTAACAGAAGTGGAAAGGATTGAACTTACATCTATGATTTTAAAACCATTGTTCTATCATTAAACTACACCTCTATTATATAACAATAAAATTATTTTATTTATTTTTTAAGCGCCATTCTTTTAAATCTTTTCTTCTAAATGGGAGTCCCATTATTTTACATCTTTTTCGTACGCCAGCTTCAGTGATATTATATATTACTCCAATTTCATCATAAGATTTTGTTAATAATAATTCTTTCATTTCTTCAATTTTTGATTCATTTATAAACGACGATTTCTTTTTTTCATTAAAACATTTTCTGCATAAATTCGATTGACTATGTGAATCGCAATATCCTCCGCATCTTTCACATATTTTATAATATCCATTTTTACCTTGTATTTTTTGATATTCTGATTTATGAGATTCTCTTATAGGATATTTGATATTATGATACCAAGCTCTTCCAGTATTAATTGCGGTCAATGTTTGCATTGAGATATTGTATTTATTAGCAATTTCTTTATAAGTTAACAAATTATCTTTTAAATCATCTACAATTTTAAAATAATTTTTATATAATTTGTTTGTTCCTCCTGCTCCAAACGAATTGTTATAGCCAAACTCAAATGCTTTATAATACTCGATCCAATATTTCTCTCTTTCGTGTAAAATTTTTATATCATTTTCACAGTATTCAATTATTTCAAAATTAAATGAATTAATACTATATTTTCTAAAATCTATATATAATTCACTGTTATAATATTTATTATTTTCGTTTTTACTTGAAGAAATATGTCTCTTCCATCTTCTTTCAATATTAATTGATTGTCCTATATACACTTTACTGCTTATTTTATTTTCTATTTTATATATACCACAACTCAATTTGCAACACCAACTTTCTATTATATAATTCACATACCACTCATAAAGGCACACAAACAATCTCCAAGCTGGATTAAGTGTTATGTGAAAATAGTCTACTTAACTAGTATTTCAACTACCGTTTTTTATGATTGTTATATTTTAAGGACGTATCCTTTGCTTTACTATCTTTTGAGTCCGAAGACCAGATAGACCGATTTTTTAGTTGGGGATGTGAGAGTCGAACTCACCGCAACTGCTTTATAAGAACAGCCCCATAACCGCTTGGGTAATCCCCAATAACACCCTTGTGCAGATTCGAACTACTCCATCCCACACCACATGGGTTATGCTATAAAATGGTGGTTAACTCCATCCTGTGTTCCTATGGAATTTAATAAGAACTCCTAGGCATTCTTAGAAATTCGCCCAACACATACACCAACAAGGGGAACGGAAGATGTTGGACTTGCACCAACACGAACATTTGCGCTAATGTTCCAAGGAGCGACCTCTGCGTCTACTAGTTTCGCCAATCTTCCATAAGAAAGATTACGGAATTGAACCGTCTACTCACCAAGAGTTTTTTGGAATCGAACCATTTACAGCCCATTTACTGAATCTTTCATTTAATCTCCGCAGAGAGATTCGAACTCTCGACATCTTGATTAAAAGTCAAGTGCTCTAAAACCAACTGAGCTATGCGAAGTAATTTAATTGAAGAGACAGGATACTCTGCACCTACATCAAGTGCTAATTTAGATTTGGCGATGTAAAATAATTGCTGTCAGTATCCCTAACTACTTAAAAATTAAATAGAGATGTCGGGGAACTGCCCCAATCGGAGTGACACGATTTGAACGTGCAATCCCTTCGACCCAAACGAAGTGCCTTACCATTAGGCTACACCCCGAAAAACTATTTTAATTCACCATGATGAAGAGCAGAATGGCAGTTCTTACATAAAAGAACACAGTCTTTTATCTCTTCTATAATTCTCTCATAAGACCAATGTCGCATATTGGCGAAGCCCTTATCTTTTATATTTGGATTTTTATGGTGTATATCCAATGCACATCTGTATTTATCATAGCCACAATATGAACATTTTCCTCCTAAATAATCAATAGCATAATTTCTTTTCTCTCTAGATAAATCGTATGTTTCTTTATTCTTGCATTTTTTACATATAGTATTTCGTCCTTTATAAAAATTTTGTTCATTGGTATCACCACATTTTATACATTTATATATGTAACTTTTAGGAACTAACTTCTTAGTATTATGCATTCCAAAAGGCGAACACTTAGTACAATATTTTCTTTTGCTAAGATTATGCATTGTACCATCTACTTTAATCCAATTTGGAAATTCTTCATTGCATTTTTCACATATTGGCATTCAATCTCCTTTATATAATTCAATTTAAAATGAAACATCTCTAGTTAATTAGGTAACTTTAGGCAATAAGTTTTTCAAAAAGAAGATTTTACAAATAAGGTTGAACTATGATGCTACCCATTATCATAATTTTTTTAAAAAAACTCTTATTTACTTTCTTCCATTTAATGGGCAGGGAAGGACTCGAACCTTCGATGTTTCTGATGTAACGGATTTACAGTCCGCCGCCCTCGCCTCTAGGCATACCTACCCATATACAGGACACAAAGTATACATTTTCAAAGAATGTGCTTGTAAAAATTTGCTATGTGTGTCTCTTTATTTATTTCAGGATACTAACCTCTTGGTAAAAGATTTGCAGTCTTTTTTTTATATATTTGCTGTTCGTATCCCATGCGGTTTACTACATCATGTCAGTACCACGGACAGTAGAAGATTCGAACTTCTCCACCGCAAGTCTCCATAACACCGCCCAATGGTATACGGCATGATGTAGTATATTTTATTTTAAATACAGCTTCCTAACTCATGAACAGGAACTAAATCAAATGTTCTCTATCCTTTACAACCTTCACTGCAAGGTTCAATTTCTAATTATTTATTATCTACAAATTCCCATTTATACCCATAAGCTGTTTTATTATATCCATGAACAGCATTAGAAATATTATTTGTCATTTTTCCTTTAATAAATAATTGAGCTTCTTTAATACTATTAAAAATAGCTATTTCTTCTCCTGTATCTATATCAATTTGTTTAATCATTCTTTCACCGTGACCTTTAGCTAAACCTGTCGCATATGCATGATGAGTATTATCTTTATAAGTAATCCATTCTAAATTATTACTATTATTATTTAATTTATTTCCATCTATATGATTAACTTCTAAATCTTTTTTATATCCTCCGCAAAACATACATGCTACAGCTATATGAATTCTAATTACTTTCTTTTTATCTCTTCCACCAAGAGAAACACATATTGCTTCATAACCAGTTTTTTGTATGCATGTCTTTAAAACTTTATTGCTTATTTTACTATATAATTTACCAGTATTAGAAATTAAAAATCTATCTGATAAATCTAAATCTTTATAAATTAAAGGTCTCCACTCTTCATTTATTCCAATTTAATCACTCCCCTATAATTAATAATTATTTCAGGACATCTTTTTCGCTTGTTTTACCCCTGATAAAATGCTTGTAACTATTGCTGCTAATGTCCCTTGAGCAACGGTGGGGGGAGTTGAACCCCCAAGCCTTATGGCAACAGAGTCAAAGTCTGTCATGTCTATCCATTTCCATCACACCGCTATATTAATTCCGTTGTTTGACCCTTTCGGGAGGTACAACGGCAGACCTTGCAAAGTTTTAAAAAAATATGGAAGGTAACTGTTAAGCTTTCGCTTAACATGTACATAATATATCACACATTATATTATTTGTCAACACCCATTCTCAAATATTTTTTATTCATGTTTTTTCCCTACCATCAAATTACTTCGTTGGAATATTATAAGAAGTCTGCATTTGTTGAAGAATACTATTTGATTTTTTTTATCAAATAATACTTTTTCACATAATGGTTTTATTTTATTTGCTAATTCTTCTTTTGATTTAATCATAATATAATCCTCCTTAAAGCAAGGATAACATATGAGTCAAATTTTGTCTAGTTTTTTCTTATAATATTTACTTATTTATAATTTTATTTATTTCATTTAGATTCTCTTCCCTATAAGCATCAATATCTTTTTGTAGACATTCAATAAGTTCCTTTTCATTTTTCAATTGTTTTTCATAATCATGGTCTTTCTCTATTTTCTTTTTAAATCTACAATATAACAGATAATCATGAAAGTATTTAAAATCAATAGATATATAATTACAATCTTTTTTTGGATAGTAATCAACATAAGTATCCCTTAACCTCCACTTAGAAGGATATAAACAATAGACTTTTTTAAAAGCTTTAAATGTTATTTTTGGAGTCGTTTTGTCCAAATATAATACCCAAGTTATAAATTTATCTAAATAATAAAACAATAAAATACACATTATTATTAAAAGTAATATTATACTTCCACTCATAATTTATTTCTTCATTTCCTCTCAATCATCTCCATATCATCTGCAACTCGCTTTGAGTAAAACCAACTCGTCCAAGGATTGTAAGCCCAATGCTTCTGATTGTAGACTTTCTTGTTCCATTCAGCGATGTCCTTGATTACGTCAGACTTGGACACATCCTCATATTCTGAGTTAATAATTTCCTGACGTTCGCAAAGCGATTCGTATTCGATTCTGTTCTCCTCGATTTGGGCATCCACTCCTACGTGAGCGCAAATAATGCCAATTGCCATGGTGAACGCTATAAGCCCACCGCCGACAGTAAACAAAAGACCTAATCCAAAAAGGACTCTTTCTTCGTATTCGTCCTTGCGGAGTAAAGTCACCCCCACGGCTACCACTATCATTGTAATAATTGTTAAAAACATTCTGTCTCTCCTTCCCTCAACTCAAACTCGCTCCAATATCCGATGACAACAAGCAAGTCCAAAAGCATTTTTCTCTTATCGTCCTCGTACATCCAAGAACATAACTCTTCAAGCCTGTAATTTAACTCATTTTGTACTTCGTTCATATCTCTCCCTTCCTCAATAACTGTCTCTCACTCTGTATTTCCAATCAACAATTCTTCGGAATCCCCATTCATCCGTTACGACTTCCATTGATACGGTACGCCACGAAACACCGTGTTGAGATTCGTCATGGTCAAAAATCATCTGTTCTGCGATTGCTTTTACAATCTCTAGTGCCGTTTCGTCTGAATTGACATAAACATAAAATCGAAAACCACCTTTAATCCGCTCATAGTAGACATCAACGCCATCCACCTTGAGTCTCAGGTCTGTTGGTATCTTTTCGTCTTTTGGAATATAAAATTCAATTTTCATTCATATCACTCCCTTCGATTATTTCAATTTCCACCAAATTTTCACCAATATAGCGACATTTGCCACTACACAAATGGCGGTTATAAATATATTGATTTCTGTTGTGTTCATATACTTTCCCCTTCCGCTTCGATTACTGTCTCTGCATCAATTTCTAACTCGCACAACTGCTCGCCGTTGACTATATGATACCCATCAGCATCGTGGTATCTAATTTCCGTGATTGTTTTTTCGGCTATCAGCCGTCCGTGCGGTGGCAGTTCGATTAGTGAGCACCAATCAGGGCGAAAGCCAAAAGGCTTGCCCCCACTCTCGACTAACACAGATACATTCTCGTAACTCTGCACCGCACATTCGTACATCGGCGCATCGTCAGTAAATCCGTTCACGCAAAATCGGCATTTGTCACAACTTGTAGGCATCTCCATGCCTTTGATAAGTATGCTCATTCCGTCACCTCACTCCCAGTAATAAATTTACTATGCCAAGAGATGCCATTCCTGTAGCCGTGCACATATTCCCATGCTGGAAGTGCAACACTGCAACTATCATGCACGCCACGAACATAAGCAGATTTAATAGTTTAAGCATTATTCCGTCACCTCATCATCCTCTGAATCTCTCTCCACGCTCTCAACTTCAAACTCAGACTCTCCGTCTTCATCTTCAACAATCTCTAAATCAACCACACCATCAAGATACTGAATATCCCAAACACTCATGAGCCTTTGTGTGTAGCTTTCAATTCCGTCACAAATATCATCGATAGGTCTGTCTGTATCAATAGTCACCCTATGCGACTTTGTGACTGTTTCGCAAATGTCTAATACATATTTCATTCCGTCACCTTACCCTTTCCACCTTTTCAATCCTTGCGAGAACTTAACCTCGTCACCGTCAAGTTTTGCCATCCGCTCTACTGCTTTTTCAAAATTCCGCATGACCCATTCCAACTCATTACACAAGGTCGGGCAGTACCAGTCGTTAGATGTGCAACTTTGACAAAGAGTTTTGCAAAACTGTTCGGGCGTGTCCCCGTAGTATTCTTTGACTTCTTGTGCGGTCATTCCGTCACCCCCTTGTAAGGTTCGGGCAGTGGCATCTTATAATCCCATTCACCATATTGGTTTTTTACCCTTTCAGGTCTACGTCTATTGTTTGCCTGTTGTACCATTGTTGCCCATCTGCAATTTGACGGCTCATAGTTGCCGTTATTGTTTACTCTATCAATGGTCAAATTATCTGCGTATCCGTTGTTTAATGCCCATGCGAGAAAATTGAAAAAGCCTTGTGTTCCGTGCCATTCATCACACACTGCGATTCCACGACCGCCGTAATCCGAAAACGATTCGTTATTTGGATTATCACACCTTGCAATCATCCCCTTCCAAATTCTGTATGGTCTTGTCTCTGCCAAACCTTTAAATTTACTATTTTCTCTTCTGTTTTCATTCAGAATACATCCGCATGATTTACAGTGACCGTTTACCAAATCTCTGCCATGCGTGATAGTTTCATTTCCACAATCGCAGACGCATCTCCAAAGAATCTTTTTATACTTGTCTTTTCCTGCCTGTTCAATGACTGTCAATTTGTGGAATTTCATTCCAGTAAGGTCTTTGTATTTACCCATGTTGCTATCCTCTTATTGTGCCAATTCCCTTATGGCAAATAATCTGCCGTCAACTCGGAACCTGATTTCTCTGCCCTCATATCCTGCTTTGAACATTTCTTCTTTCGTCACTGGTATCCAGTGCGGTTCGGGCTGAATTGTGGGCATTGCATCAATATCCTCTTTTCGCACCGCAATAATGCCAGTGCCGTAATAATGCTCATGTCTTCCAGTGTCGCACGAATCTATACTTTCGTATGAAATTGCATCCGCATCAATTGCTCTCATGTTGTCACCTCTCTCACTTCAAACTTCCACTTTTTCGCATCTTCTCCGATTTTCTGAAAAAGCCTAGCCTCTGCAAGCATCGGAGTATCTTCGCAGATTCCGAACTGGAACTCCTTTTTCTGTTTGTTGTAGATTCCGTACTTGCTATGTCCGTTGCCCATGTAATACGTTGATGACTTCATTCCGTCACCTCTCTCTCAAAAAACGGGCAGTTGTATCTTACTTGCTCCCCCCATTTGGGAACATACTCGCAAGTCCTCTTTTTCTTGCAGATGTTGCAATTTCCGCTTTCTTGTATGGCTTTAAGTAATTTTAGGCAACTGCGGACATAAGTTATATCCGCTATTACTTGGTCAAGTCTGTTCATTCCGTCACCTCCATCTTCGCTCCGCAGTTAGGGCAAAAGTGCATTTTTTCGCTACCTTGATTAAGGACAAATGTTGTTCCACATTGGTTGCAATTAAACGTATCCATATCAAGTCTGTTCCACTTTCCTCTCTTCGGCTCTGCGGGCGGCAACTGGTTCAATGCGTCCACAATTCCGTCTATACCTACTCCGTTTACTGCGCAATCTTTAAATGTTTCTATCGCCTGTTGTCTGCTTATTGCATCATTCACATCATTCATATTATTACCTCATCTTGGAATATCTGTTTCTCTTTCAACTTCCCACAATACAAAAGCTCTTTCTACGTATATTTTTCCCAATCGTTCAAGAGCAAAAGCGTACATTTTTAACAATTCATCTTTATCATCGGTAACCATCATCCGATTGATATTACCTTGAAGCATATCAGCTTCATTCATCAATTCTTTGTGTGTCATTTTGTTACCTCGTATAACTATTTCCATGGTGTGCTACCTTATCAAATTTAGGTACGGTTTCTTTTAATATTTTATACATTTTTCTGGAAACATATAATTTATTATCTATAAATATTGCTGCTTGACTTTTAGGGCAAGCTCCTTCCCACTCTTCCCAGACCCCATATCTTTTTAACCATTTTTTATTAATTCGTTTCTTTTTATGTTTCCGTTTTTGGTCACCGACTTCATGTTCCCATTGAATAATAATATCTATTCCAAATAGATAATTTACAAACGATTTATTCATAAATGTTTACCAATTATAATTATTTACCTTAATTACATCATATCCACAAAGACTTGTCACACCAGTATATGGATTATAAACAGGAATATAGCGATAACTAGAAGCATTATTATTTAAAATTTTATTATTTTTTTCTTTTTTAAATTTATTATTTTCTTCTTTCAGTTTTTTATTCTCTTCTTTTAACTTATTATTTTCATCAATCAACTGGCTTATTCTTTTACTCTTTTTCCCAGTTGTGATTTTATCTTTTATTTCTTTTATATCATTATTATTCTTAGTAGCTAAACAAGCTATTTCTGTTAAAAGTGTTTTTTCAATTTCGTCCATTCTGAGCTTATTTGATTCATAATAATCATTTATATATGTCATTGATAAATCATTTGTCCGTCTAATAATACGTTCTGTTTCTTCTAATATACTTTGATTTTGTGTTTTAAAATAACAACCTCCAAATCCAATAATAAAACAAATTGTAAATGTAATAAGTAGAGCAAACATTAAACCATCCATATATATTCCTTTCTATATTATATACATATTAATATTATTGTCAATAATCTATTCCAATTAATTATCATTAAAAATTATCAAATGTAATTCTTTCTGGGTAATCATTTGGATTATAATTTTGCATCCAATCAACCAAAATCTTTGTAGCTTCACTTTCATCAAGCCAAAACTCTTCCATTAAATAAGGGACAGCACCATACATATTAGTCTGCCCACTTCTTCTCAGCCATTCAAGATACAGCCATGTTTTTTTAGTAGTCATAATCATTTCCTTTCAGTTGGTTTATTAAGTATATCATTTATTTCAACATACTATCAACTACTGTATTAACATCTTTACCATCAGCCTGTCCTTTAACTTTAGGCATAAGATTTTTCATAATCTTACCTTTATCTTTTTTGGTCGGATTATCAATACCCAACTCTTTAATAATTCCATTAACAATTCCTTGAATCGCATCTTTACTCATTTGCTTTGGAGCAAACTGTTCATAAAGATTTTTTCTAGTCAGCATAAATCCCATAATATCTGTTCTTTCAATAGGACAAGATTCAATTGTTTCTTGCACTTGTTTAATTTCTTTAAGAATAACTGAATTCTCTTCTGCTTCGGTCAGTTCTTTTCTTTTGTCTTTTGCTGTTTTCTGCAATGCCTGAAGCAACATAGAAAGAGATTCTTTTGTCTCTTTATCATGTGCTTTAAGTGCTTCAATCATTTTTGTTTTAATTAATTCTGTTTTTGTCATTTGTTTTATCTCCTTTTTATTGTTAAATTATTTGTTCAAGAGCATCTATAGCCTGATTAATATAATCATTAATTTCATCTATTTTTGATTCTTTTTCGTTATCTTCATCATCTTCATCATTAATATCATTAATATCATTAATAATATCAATTGCTTCTTCCAACAAATCAACAGCTTCTTGCAAATTATCAATCGCTTCACTTGACTCTTCTCCTCTTATAGAATATTGAAGATTTTCAGGCATGTTGTCATAAGCATCTTCCTCTTCCCAAAGAATATCTTCAATTTCACTTTTTATTGATTCAATTGAATCATAGTTTGTAATTCTTTCCAGATTATCAATAGCAACTGCAATTCTTTTCCTTCTTGATTTGTTCATTTTTTTGTTCCTTTCCTTTTAAATAAAATAATTTATATTAATCTTCTAAAAACTTTGCCATAATATCAGATGCTTTTTGTCTATCTGAATCTTGATTACCTCGAATATATATTTCAGTGATTTTAGGATTAGTATGTCCCATTTGGTCTTGTACGAATTTGATATCTCTTGTTTCGTTATAAAGATGTGTACCAAAAGTCGCTCTAAGTTTGTGAGGAGTAATATGCTTTCCTTCAATATCTGCTGTATATTTTTTTACAATATCTGAAATAGCACATTGAGAAATTCTTATTCTATATTTTGAAATAAATAAAGCTTCTTCTTCTTTACCATTTAATAATTCTTGTCTTTTTGTTTTCCAATCTTGTAATGCTTTCATGGTTTTAGAAGGAAGAATGTACTTATGAATTTTACTTCCTTTATCCATAACAATTAATGTAGAGTTATCCCAATTGACACTATTCATGTCTAATTTAAATAATGCAGAACATCTAATACCTGTCGATAGAAACAAAAGAATAATCGCATTATCTCTTTCTTTCCATCTTTCTTGAATTAATTTTGCTTGATGAGACCCTATCCCATATTCAATATTAGAAAGTGTACATTCAACTTCTTCTTTTGTTAAAAAAGCATTTTCTCTTTTTTCTTTAGTAGTAATTGATTCAATATTTTTAGGAGCAGTTATTTTATCCATTGGATTATTAATTGTTTTACCACTATACAAAAGATATTCAGAATATCTTTTTAAAGCAAAAAAAGCACAACGTTGATATCCTGAAGTTTTTCCTCGTAAAGAAGCAAGAAACCCAGTATAATCATCCATGGTTATATTTGAATTATCTTTATCTATCTTATTTAAAAATCTAATTACCTGATTAATATAATTATAATTTGTGGTTAATGACCCTTTACTAGATAAATAATTAGCGAATCCTGTTAATTCAGGATATTTTTCAAGTTTATTATTAATCATTCTTTCTATATTATTTTCATAATTTTGAATTCCATTCATAATAATCTCCCTTTAATTGTAATTAATAATATCTTCAACAAAATTTCCTTCATCATCAAATGCTTTTATAATTCCACAATTTTTCAATCTCCATTTAGGCTCTTTAACTCCTTTAATAAAAGCAATATCTTCTATATTAATTGGTTTTAAAAAATTTTTTAATGAAAGTATTGTATTTAACTCTATTTTAGAATAACAAATTCCAGTCCCTTCATCTGTTAAAGTTAAATTTAAGTATTCTTTTTCTGTTAAAGCATACCATTTACTCCAATAATTAGATATCTGTTTATCAGAAATACAATGTTGTGTTTTAAAATCAAAATACTCTTTTTTCCCAAACCTAATTAAGTATTGTTTAGTTTTAATTGGACTATCATATTTTTCAGTTTTAGGTTCTACAATTAAATGCAATTGATATGGTCTCATATTTTTAAGATACACTTTTTGATTAAGAGGATTATTATTATAAAAATATTCTTTAGCTTTTTCTTTCTGTTCTGGGGTTGAATTAGAATAACAAAATAAACTAGTATTATTTTTAATAAGCCTTTTAGAAATTTTATCTAAATTAACTTTATTCCATTCACGAACATAATTATTCCATTTTAATATTTCAAAGGGATTATCTCTGTTAGTAAAATCGTCTAAATAAGTATTTGTTAGTAATATATCATTTTCTAATCTGATAATACTATCGTCCCAAAAATTTTCAACAATACACCATTTTTTATTATTATTTAATGCAATATTTTTATTATGAATTAAATTTTGTAAAATTCTTTTATCTTCTGTATATTGCATTGGTTGTTCACTTTTTTCATAATACCACCTTTTTAATCCATATTTATCAACTCCTTTATATACTTTTCTATTGTTATCTGTTTTAAGATATATCCTTTCATCTCCATTCATTCGTTCAAACCATACAGATTTATTATTATTAATTGCGTACTTTTTTCTTTCATCTCTATAAAATTGATTACGAACACCAAATTTATTTACCTTATAATAACTAATTATTAAAAATACAAAATATCCAATTAACAATGAAAAGAACCCAGCCATAATATTTCC